ATTGCAGCAGGATCTGTGGGTGACTTGTCTCAGTGTGAACCACTAAGAGATATGATCTTGAATCCACTTTCAAAAGATATATATGCAGTTGAAACTAACCTTATTGATGAGAAAGGTACTATTGGTATGTCAGGATTATTTATTCCTGAGCAATGGTCAATGCCTCCTTATATTGATGAGTTCGGTAATTCTTTGGTGGAAGAAGCTCTTATAGCTTTAGATAATCAGTTTGAACAATGGAAGAAAGAACTTAATCCAGAAGATTACCAGTTAAGAATATCTCAGCACCCAAGAAATATTAGAGAAGCATTTGCACATAGATCAGTATCTATTTTTCCAACACATTTAGTTGCTGCTCAACAAAGAAGGATTGAAGAGAAAGAATATGCATATGAGTTCTTAGATATCTTTACAGATGATATAGGTAAAGTTGCTGTAAGATCAACTGATAAACAACCAATTAAAGAATTTCCAGTTACTAAAAAATCAGAAGATAAAACAGGTGTTCTGGTTGTATGGGAAAGACCAATTAAAGATCCTACATTTGGTCAGTACTATGCATCTATTGACCCCGTATCAGAAGGTAAAACTACAACATCAGAATCACTCTGCTCTATCTATATCATGAAAGCTCCTGTAGAAGTAACAAAAGTTACTGTGGGAGAAACAGAAACTTACATAGAACCAGATAAAATTGTAGCTGCTTGGTGTGGTAGATTTGATGATATTAATAAAACTCACCAGAGACTAGAGTTAATCATAGAATGGTATAATGCTTGGACTCTAATTGAAAATAACATATCATTGTTTATTCAGTACATGATATCTAGAAAGAAACAAAAGTATCTTGTACCAAAGAGTCAAATTATGTTCTTAAAAGATCTAGGTTCAAATGCTAATGTATTCCAAGAATATGGTTGGAAAAATACTGGTACATTATTTAAGGCTCACTTATTAAGTTATACTATAGAATACTGTAGAGAAGAACTAGATGTAGAAACTAAAACAGATGGTACTATTGTACGGACTAAGTACGGAATAGAACGTATTCCAGATCCTATGTTACTTAAAGAAATGCAAGAGTATGCTGATGGGGTCAACGTGGATAGACTTGTATCATTTGCTGCATTAGTTGCATTCATGAGAATACAGCAAGCTAACAGAGGTTATTCTAAAAGAGTAATCATGGATGATGCTTCTAAAAACTTGCAAAAGTCAGAAAATTTGTTTAAATTAAATAAGAGTCCGTTCCGTCATATGGGAGGTGGCTCTAAAGTTATTAATGGTCAAGTTTTTAAAAGGTCAGCTTTTAAGAACTTTAAATAATAGATATGCAGGTATATAATGCTTTACAGTTAAAGAAGGGCGCTAAAGTTGAGCAAAATAGGATGGGTAGTGTTACCCAACCTTTACAATTTATTTCTTCTATAGATAAAGATGAAGAATGGGCAGCATGGAATCTTGACTGGTTAGAATGGAATGGTCTAAAACAAATCCGTAGAAATGCCCGCAGGTTAATGAAGAACTATAAACTTGCAAAAGGTATTATTGACAAAGGTGATTATATAATTGAAGAAAATAATGAGTACAGAGATGTAGTAGAACTTTTAACTAAAGAAGACCCTACTGCATTAGAACTTAAGTTTTATCCTATTATTCCAAATGTTATTAATGTTCTAGTAGCTGAATTTGCAAAAAGAACTACTAAACTAACATATAGAGCTGTAGATGAATTCTCATATAATGAGATGATGGAGCAAAAAAGAAAGATGGTAGAGGAAACTCTTATGTCTAATGCTCAAATGAAAATTGTTTCTGCTATGTTAGAGGCTGGTATGGATCCAGATTCTCCAGAAGCACAAGAGCAAATAAGCCCAGACAATTTAAAAACATTACCTGAGATTGAATCTTTTTTTAAGAAAGATTATAGATCTATGGTGGAACAATGGGCTTCACATCAACATAAAGTGGATGTAGAAAGATTCCGTATGGATGAATTAGAGGAAAGAGGTTTTAGAGATTCATTAATTACGGATAGAGAGTTCTGGCATTTCCATATGATGGAGGATGACTATGATGTAGAACTTTGGAATCCAGCAATTACATTCTATCATAAATCTCCAGATGCTAGATATATTTCTCAAGGTAACTGGGTAGGTAAAGTAGATATGCTTACTGTTGCTGATGTTATAGATAAGTATGGTTACATAATGACCGAAGAGCAGTTAGAAGCACTTGAAGCTATTTATCCAATTAGATCTGCTGGTTACAATATTGGAGGATTGCAAAATGATGGGTCATTTTATGATGCAACTAAATCTCATGAATGGAATACCAATATGCCTTCTCTTGCATATAGACAATATACTTCTGCTGTAGCTAATTCTATTAGTGATGGCGGAGATATTATTAATCAAATTCTTTCTCAAGGAGAAGATTATTATGATCAAGGTACTGCATACTTATTAAGAGTAACTACTGCATATTGGAAGTCTCAACGTAAAGTAGGACATCTTACAAAAATTACAGAAGAAGGAGAAGTACTTAATGAGATTGTAACAGAAGATTATAAGATTACAGAAAAACCTGTATATGATACAAGGCTCTTTAAAAATAAAAATAAAGAGAACTTAATTTTAGGTGAGCACATTGATTGGATTTGGATTAATGAAACATGGGGTGGTATAAAGATTGGTCCAAATCTTCCGTCATTCTGGGGTATGAATAATCCAGGTGGCTTTAGTCCTATTTATATTGGAGTTGGTAAAAATCATATTGGTCCACTTAAATTCCAATTTAAAGGGGATGTTTCTCTATATGGTTGCAAACTTCCTGTAGAAGGTGCTGTATTCTCAGATAGAAATACTAAATCTACTGCACTTATTGACCTAATGAAGCCATATCAGATTGGATACAATATTGTAAATAATCAGATTGCAGATATCTTAGTAGATGAACTTGGTACTGTAATTATGTTAGATCAAAATACTTTACCTAAACATTCACTTGGTGAAGACTGGGGTAAGGGTAACTATGCCAATGCCTATGTTGCAATGAAGAATTTCCAAATCCTCCCACTTGATACATCAATTACAAATACAGAGAATGCATTAAACTTCCAGCATTTCCAGAAACTTGACCTTGAGCAAACAAATAGATTAATGTCAAGAATTCAACTTGCTAACTACTTTAAACAACAGGCATATGAAGTAATTGGTGTTAACCCACAAAGAATGGGGCAACAGTTATCTCAAACAACTGCTACCGGAGTAGAACAAGCTATGGCAGCATCTTATGCACAGACAGAGATATACTTTATCCAGCACTGTGATTATTTAATGCCTAGAGTACACCAAATGCGTACTGACTTAGCACAGTATTATCATTCTACTAAACCATCTGCAAGACTATCTTATATTACTACAGCAGATGAAAAAGTAAACTTTGAAATAGAAGGTACTGATTTGTTAATGAGAGACCTTAATATTTTTGCTAGTACTACTGCAAATCATAGAGCTGTTCTTGAGCAGTTAAAACAAATGGCTATGCAGAATAATACCACTGGTGCTTCTATTTATGATCTTGGTAAAGTTGTACAATCTGAATCTATTTCTGAATTAAACAATGCTCTTAAAGATTCTGAACAGAAACAGCAACAAATGAAGCAACAGGAAATGCAACAACAACAGCAAATGCAAGAACAAGCACTTCAAGCTAAAGCTCAAGAAGAAAAACTTAAGAGAGACTTTGATATGGCTGAAGCTGAGAAAAACCGTCAAAGGGATATTCTTATTGCTGAGATTAAATCTGCAGGATACGGATCTATGGTTGATGTTAATAAGAATGAACAATCAGATTATGTAGATGCTATGAAAGAGATTAGACAATCTGAACAATATCAGGAACAAACTAATCTGCAAAGAGAAAAACAAGTTAATGAGAATATGAGACAATCTCAAAAAATGGATATTGAAAGAGAAAAATTAAATGTCCAAAAAGAGATTGCAGATAAGCAACTTCAAATTGCAAGAGAGAATAAAAACAAATATGACAATAAAACACAAAATAAGAAATAGTTTTTAGCTATATAGTCCAAAAAATTGTTTTTACTGTTTTAAATATTTGAAGTTTATTTTGTATATTAAATTATAACCAACAATAATAGTAATGGAAGAAACCAATAAAAAACCTGAAGAGGTACAAGACTCTACAACGGTAGGTCAAGTAGATGTAAATATTGATGAGTTATTTGGAATGCCTGGTGCAGAAAGTGTAATGCTTCCATCAGATGATTCAGATGATAAACCTAAGTCAGTCTTTTCTAAGCCAAAAGATGTAGACACAACGTTCTTTGATAAACCTGATTCTAAAACAGCTGATAGCAATAGTGATGATAACACTAAAGTTACTGCAGCAGAAGTTGATGAAGCAATTGCTCAACTTGATGACATGATCAATCAAGAAGAGGAAACCGGAAACAAAGGAAGACCAAAAGTAGATAAGTCCGGTCTTTCTGAGTTAGCACAGAAAATGATTGAAGAAGGTACACTTATTCCTTTTGATGATGACAAACCATTAGAAGAATATACTACTAAAGACTTTAGAGAATTATTTGAAGCTAACTTTCAAGAAAGAGAGAACAAGATTAGACAAGATACTCCAAAAGAGTTTTTTCAATCTCTTCCTGAAGAACTTCAGATTGCTGCTAAATATGTCGCTGATGGTGGTACAGATCTTAAGTCTTTATTTAGAACTCTTGCTCATGTAGAAGAAGTTGTTCAATTAGATCCATCAAATGAATATGATCAAGCAGAAATTGCAAGACAATATTTATATGCTACTCAGTTTGGTACCCCTGAAGAAATTGAATCAGAAATTAATGACTGGTCAGATCTTGGTAAACTTGAACAAAAAGCAAATCAGTTTAAGCCAAAGTTAGATGCAATGCAAGAAGAAATTATTGCAAGACAATTAGCAGAGCAAGAACAAAGAAAAGATCAGCAAGCTAAACAAGCAAAAATGTATACAGATAATGTATATAATACTTTGTCTAAAGGTGAACTTGCAGGAATTAAACTTGATAGAAAAGTACAAAGTTTATTATACTCTGGATTAGTACAACCTAATTATCCTTCTATTTCAGGGAAACCTACTAATATGTTAGGTCACTTGTTAGAGAAGTATCAGTTTGTAGAACCAAGACATGACCTTATTGCAGAAGCACTTTGGTTACTTGCAGATCCAGATGGATATAAAGGTAAAATTAAAGAGCAAGGTTCAAAGAAAACAGTTGAAGAAACTGTAAGAAAATTAAAAACAGAAGAAGGTAGAAAGATTAGTTCATCAACTATTGTAGATGAAGATAATGCAAGAAGACCACAAAAACAACAACAAAGAACTATCTCAAGACAGAACAATCTGTTCAAGAGATTTTAATTAGTAACAATTTAAATTAATATATACAATGGCAACTCCAGTAATGAACAATGGTATATTCCTCAGGGATACCGCTTACAATGCAAGTTCCCATGTGGATTCTTACCACTTGGTGAACATGCTGAAAGATGCAGAACCAATGGACTTAGGTCCAGTGGATCTATGGGCTATGTCCCAAAAGGTAGAAATGCCTCTTTATCAAATGTCATCATTTGGTGGCAAGAACGTTATCATGGTAGATAACGCACGTGGGGAATACAGATGGCAAACTCCGGTTTCTATTGACCTTCCTTACATTGTTGAGGATATTGAACCAAACAACAACTTTAAAGGTGTTGATGGTACTACATTCCGCATCAAACTTAACAAGAGAGAATTTGGACATGGTGATATCATTACTTATGACAAATACAATGGTGTTGAGATGTACATCACACAAGAAGATATTCTTCCTTTAGGTGATGGCTATATCTATACTGTTCAACTTGTAAACAATGATAACTACAAATATCTTGATGACAAGTACTTAGCTAACGGTACTAAAGTATTCCGTAAAGGTTCTGCAAGAGGTGAGTATGGTGAAAGATTCTCTGACATCATCACTAATGCAGGTTTCCGTGAATTCTACAACTACGTAGGTGGTGCAGAAGCTCACGTACACTACTCTATCTCTAGCCGTGCTGACTTGATGATCAAAGGTGGTATGAATGCAGATGGTACAGTTCCTGTAACTGAGATCTGGAGAACATACGATAAAACTATGGACCCATCTATTTCTTCTTTGGAAGATATGATTAAAGTAATGGGTAAGGATAAAGTTAAGAAAGCATTTGACAATGGTGACTTATCACGTACATTCTTAACCAATATGGAAGCTGCTCACTTGAGCAAAATTGCAATTGACATTGAGACTTACCTTATGTGGGGTCACGGTGGTAGAGTACGTCAGGATGGTCCAGATGATGTTAGATTGTCTGTAGGTCTTTGGAAGCAGTTGGATAACTCATTCAAAAGAGTATACAACAAAAATAACTTCACACTTGACTTGTTCCGTTCTGAGATCTACAACTTCTTCAATGGTAAAGTTGAATTCCAAGGTCCAGATCCAAAACGCAGCCTAGTTGTACAAACTGGTATGGGTGGTATGAGAATGGTTAATGAGGCTATCAAACAAGAGGCTATCTCTTCAGGTCTTCTTATCCAAGCTGCTGATATCGGTGCAATTACTGGTAAAGGTATGGACTTGAACTTTGGTTTTGCTTACACTTCTTATGTTATCCCATTCTTGGCTAACGTTAAGTTTGTGTTGAACCCAGCATTTGACAATGTTCATACAAATGATATTGAGAACCCAATCATTGATGGTTTCCCATTATCTTCTTACTCATTCATTATCTTTGACATCACTGATAATACTAATGACAACATCTTCTTATTGAAGTTGTCTTGGGATAATCAATTGAAATGGTGGTATCAAAATGGTACTATGGACTACATGGGACGTAGCCAAGGCTTCCAGTCTTCTGGTCAGTTCAATGGTTACCGTGTAATGATGAGCCAAACAATGCCAGCTATCTGGGTTAAAGACCCAACTAAAGTGTTGAAAATTGTTATGAGAAACCCTGTAACTGGTGGATCATTCTAATCTAAACTAGAAAGGATAGGGAGGAGGAAACTCCTCCCTTTTTTTCTTTATATTTAACCAACAAATAATAAAACCAACAAAAAAATGGAAAATTTCACAATGGTAGAAACGGGCAATGGTACCGTAAAACAAACAGCAATTGCTGTAAGACCGTTCTTTGACAACTCAGTCTCTAATATGGGATTGGAAAATTATGGCTTATCTCTGTATGATGGAGTTAAGCACTTTGAACAACTTGCTTGTCTTGAGCAGAATGGAGTTATTAGATATCTTACTGGTCTAAATGAATTTGCACCAGAGATCAAACTTCTAAAAGTTGAAGATAGAGAAGCAAGAGTAAAAGAAATTAGAACAGCTATTGCTGAACTTGAAACTGAGTTAGCAGCTAATGTTCTAGATATTGAGGATCCACAGTTTTGGAATAAAGTAAAATTACTTAAACCTGATAATAAAGAATTCTGGAATAGAATAAGTATTGCTTGTGGTAATGACCCTGTATTCTTAGATCCTAAAGATCCATATGATAGAATTAAACTTTATGCTATTGAAGCTGGAGGTTTTTCTATTGTAGCAAAAAGTTTTGATGATGCAAGATCAAGAGCAGTTCCGCCTAAGTTTTACTTAGACAAAAAAGAACAAACAGTTATTGCAAGAACTGAGTACAAGAAAATGCGTAACAAAGCACTTTCTGAACTTCAGAAATTATTTGACAAAAACAGTACTAAATTATTCTATGTATCTAAAGTAGTAGATGGTAACAGTACACAATATAAAAAAGGAACACCTAATGATGTTATGTATGAGAACATGGACTTGTACATCAATGGTGAAGGTGTTGAGAGCAACAAAGAAAGAGCAGCTAAGTCTTTCCTTGAAGCTGTAGGAATGGATATGGAAACACTTAAAATTAAATCAATTGTAAGAGATTCCGTATTTTTTAAGTATATTATTAATAAGGCTGATGGTTACATCTACCATGCTAAGACTAACGCATTGTTAGGAAGAAATGTATCAGATGTAGTTGAGTACTTGAAGAACCCTTTAAATGAGGATGTTTTAACAGATCTTAACAAAGCCTGTGAGAAATTTTGGAATTCTTAAAATAAATATAAAATGAAAACTAAAAAAAAATATCAAGGTGGAGGTGATGTTGGTCAACCACTAAGACCTTCTAATTTTGAAAAAAGACAAGCTAAAAAAGTAGGTAGAGCTCAAACAAGAGCTGCTGTTGCTAGTATTGAAGGAGAGGGTACTGTTGCTCAAAAAAGAGACAATAGAGCTGAGCGTGTATCTACAATGGCAGGAACTGCTAGAGCTAAAACTCCAAAATCAGTTTCTACATCTACATCTACATCTACATCTACAGTTAATAATAATAATAAACCTTCTGGAATGGCTAAAACTGCTCCAGAAAATATGAAAACTACTGGTAAGAATGTATCTAAACCTAGCGTTCCTGCAGGTAAACCAAAACCGGAATATATGAAAACTAGTGTTAAGAGTGTGCCTAAAGACAGTGTTAAAAGTCCTGTTAGATATCAAAAGGGTGGACCAATACAAACAACTGGAGCCAAAGGAATAGTTAGACCTGCACAATCAGCACCTAAAGTAACAATTAGTCCTAGTAGTGCGCCTAAAAAATCTACTAAAAAAGCTACTCCTCCACGTTCAACAATGGATTTAATTAGAGGTTCTAAAAAATCAGACTATGTTGGTACAGTTACTCAAGCTGCTAAAAAAGGCGGTTCAGTTAAGAAAATGCAAAAGGGTGGACAAACATCTCAGGCTGTAGCAAAAAAAATTGTTAAAGGTGTAAAGTCAGATGTTAAAACAGCAATTAACACCCCATATAATGTAATGAAATCTGTAGATGATAAATTAGAAAAAAGATATCCTAATTATACTAAACCAGGTGGTACATATGATATGATTAAAAAAGGTATTAAATCTGTATTTAAAAAGGGTGGTGCTAAAAAGAAATAATAGTGGCTACCAAAAAAACAACTAAAAGCAAAGTAAACCAGGCTGGTGTCTACACTAAGCCTGGTATGCGTGAGACTATATTCAAAAGGATTAAAGCTGGCACTAAAGGTGGAAAGCCTGGAAAATGGTCTGCTAGAAAAGCACAACTAATGGCCAAAGAATATAAAGCTAAAGGTGGTGGTTATAAAAACTAAAAAGTAATGGCTAAAGATCCTCAACAAAGTCTCAGAGATTGGGGTGCACAAAAGTGGATGACTTCTGGTACTCATGCTAATAAAAAGAAGGGCAAGAATAAAGAAGTAAAATCTAAGGGCTCAAAGAGGTATCTACCAGAAGCTGCTTGGGATTCATTGTCTGCTGGAGAAAAAGCTGCTACTAATAAAGCAAAAGCTGCAGGTAACAGAAAAGGAAAACAGTTTGTTAAACAGCCTAAGAACATTGCAAAAAAGACATCAAAACATAGATAATGGCAAAGAGTAAACTTAAAATGCAAAAAGGTGGCACACCTAAACCAAAATCACAATCTAATCAAACAATGAAAACTGTAAGATGGGAAGGTGGTAATACTGGTTTACAAGTACCAAGTTATATGGTTGATGCTACAGGTAATGCTCTTCCACAATATCAAGCTACAGTAAAAGATAGATTACAGAAAGCAGGTAAACTTTCATTTGGTGGATCAATAAAAAGAAAATAAAAATGGCACAGAATGCAAAACAACAAGCTGCAATAGCTATCTCAATGAAGAAAGCTGGTAAGAAACCTAAGATGGCAAAAGGTGGAACTGCTAAAAGTTGTTGGCCAGGTTATGAAAAAAAAGGTACTAAGAAGATGTATGGTAAGACATACAATAACTGTGTAAAAAAATAATATTATGGCTGCTCTAAGACCTTATGCTTTAAGAAATCCAAAAACAAATACTGTTGTACCGGGTGCTTTAGTTCTTTCTAATATTAAACCTATATCAGGAGATTGGTTTCCTGTTGTTGAAGGTATAGAAAGAAATGTTGTTAATCCAGTAAGTTATGATACTACTGTTAAAATAACATATCCTTCTTGTGTAAACTCACAAAGGTTTGGAGACTATGCAAAAACTTTTATACAAGCTCAAGGCTATACTCCTGATAATGTAGTATTATCTGAATCAATTTGTTCAGATGATATTGATGGTCCAGTATATGCTGATATACAAAATATTGGTCAAACTCCTGCATCACAAAATGATTTTTTAGGTCCTTTTATGTCAGGAGGTTTATCTGGATATCCTCATACAGGAATATTAGGTATTCAAGCTTGGGGATCACATATTACAAATACAACGAATGGTGCTTTATTTTTTATTAATACTCCCCACATTGGAATTTCTCAAGTAGGAAATGTAGGTAGGGTTTGGAGAAGAGGTAAGACGCAAGCTCAATCTTTAACAGATAACACTTGTGGTGCAGTTGCTACAGCAATTACATGGGTAGCAGCAAATGCTATTGCTCCAGTTGTAGCAAACTTTCCAGATGATTATCAAAACTATACACTATGTGATATACTTTTTCCATTTAAAGTAGCTCTTGCAGCTATACCAGATTATGGAGATCAAATGGTATATGCTACTGAAAAAATAAGATTAGCTGGAGATACTTTTTTAACAGGTGCATCAGGAATAATTGCTGCTAATGTTGGAGTAGGTATTGATGTATTTTATTGTTCAGGAACATTTATTAATACAGATGATGGATATAATGCTTATGTTAATGTTACATCATTTAAAAAATATAATAGTGTTGGAGGATGGGTAGATTTAACTACATCCTTTTTAGCGGGTTTATAAAATAAAAAATTATGGCAAACTTTAAAAGTCCAAGTTGGACAAGAAAAGAAGGTAAAGATCCTAAAGGGGGTCTTAATGCTAAAGGTGTTGCTAGTTATAGAAAAGCTAATCCTGGTAGTAAACTTCAGACAGCCGTAACTACAAAACCTTCTAAGCTTAAAGCAGGAAGTAAAGATGCTAAGAGAAGAAAAAGTTTTTGTGCTAGAATGTCTGGGATGCCCGGACCTATGAAAGATGAAAAAGGAAGACCAACTAGAAAGGCTCTTTCTTTGAGAAAATGGAACTGTTAAAAACTATATAAAATGAAAACATTAAAAACTTGTAAAACAGGCTGTGGTAAAATGAAATCCGGTGGAGCTGTTAAGAAAGTAAAGAAGATGGCTCAAGGTGGTCAGATGTATGGTATTCCTCAAACAGGAACTACAAACTACAGTGCGCCTACTATGAAAAAAGGTGGTACTTTAAAACCTGTTCCTTCTGATCAAAAAGGTTTAGCAAAATTACCAACTGCAGTTAGAAATAAAATGGGCTATCAGAAAAAAGGTGGTACTGTTAAAAGAAAATAACTATGAAGGCACCTGCTAAATTAAAACCTATGACTGGTCGTATACCTGCATCTGTTAAAAAGCCTATGCCGGTAAAATCAGTAAGTAAATATTCACCTGTTCCTAAAAAAATGAAAGAAGGTGGTAACTGGATTCAAGGTGCTATTAAAAAACCAGGGGCTCTTAGAGAACAACTTGGTGTAAAGAAAGGTGAAAAGATTCCTAAAGCTAAATTAGCTGCAGCAGCTAAGAAAGGTGGTAAGCTTGGTCAAAGAGCTAGACTTGCTATTACTCTTGGTAAAATGAATAAAAAATAATACTAGATGTTAAATAGTACAATTGAAATAAAGATCAAGCAACGGCTAAATAAATTAGATAGCCAGGACTATGACAACATTGAATGTTGGCAAATAGTTGAGGCATTTAATAAAGCACAAGTTGAGTGGGCTAGAAGACAATTGCACGGAATTAATATTACTAAAGAAGGTGATGAAGGTTCTACTAGAAGAAAAGATGATCTTCAAGTTTTGTTAAATACAGAAGCACTTAGTCTTACTGATAAAGAGTATTATTACTTTGGTAAACTTCCAGAAGATTATTTACAATGGAAAAGAGTTGATGCTTATGCAAAACAGGACTGTTGTGAAAAAAGAAGAATGACAGTTTATTTTGCAGAAGAAGGTAACTTAAATGTATTACTTAGAGATAAAGCAAAGCAACCAAATTTTGAGTGGGCAGAAACATTTGCTACTCTTATTGGTAATACTACACATATTTATACAGACGGCAAGTTTGAAATTCAAAATGCTAACATTATATATTATAGACAACCTATTCAAATACAAATACAAGGTTGTGTAGATCCTTATACTAATTTACAATCTACACAAAATGTAGAATGTGAATTTAAAGATGATATTATAGAAGTAATCATTGATGAAACTGTAGCTATTCTTGCAGGAGATATTGAGTCAGGCAACCAATTCTCAAGAGGTACGGAAGCAGCAGAACGTAACAATTAACCATGGAAAATAAAACAAGATTATTAAAGAGAAATCCAGAACCTGCTAAAACACTTAGCAGACCACAAGTTATTGTTACTCAACCTAAGAGTGAACCAGCTAAACCTGAACCTACTCCGGATACAGGAGTTGGTGGAAGCTCATTAGATACAATGACAGCAGCATGTGCAACAGAGATGATGAATGCTGCAGTTAGTTTTCATAGATTACACTTACAAGTTAAAGGTGAGGGTTCTTATGCAGCTCACAAAGCATTGGGTAACTTCTACGAAGGTTTACATGATCAAGCTGATAAACTTATAGAAGGATACCAGGGAGTGTGTGAGAAGCTTCTTACTTACACTAACATGCCTATCAGAACTTTAGATAATACTTCAGATGCTGTAAGCTATCTTAGAGATTTATATAATGTTGTAGGTAAACTTCAGGCTATGATGCCTTACTCAGAGATAGTAAACAATCTAGATCTTGTTAAGGATTCAATTAATTCAACAAAGTATAAATTACTTTTCTTGAAATAATTTTTGAAAGTTCAAAAACTTTCACTATATTATAGTATATATTTATAAATTAAAACTTAGAAAAAATGGCTTATTTTAATCATGCTTTTGAAAAAGCATTCTTAGGCACAGGAACTACCTTAACAGGATCGGGTGCTGCTCAAACGGTAACCAAGTTGGATGGTACCACAATTGCTGTTAGCAGTAATTTAGGTTATGTCACTACTGATGGTGTACCAACTTATGGTTTAAATCAATTAAAAGCTGCAGCTGCGTCTGAAACAGCTAATGGTTACTTTGGTATCTTTGATGCAAGACCAAATTCTGCAACATTTAACCTGACTATTACTCCATCTTCTTGTTGTAATGTATATCTTGCAGGTTCTGCAATTTATGACAATGACAAGATTGGTCCATTAGCTGGTGGTTACCAAGAGACTAACAAGTCTAAAATGATCAACCCTAAGTATATATCTCGTTTCTATTCAGTAGCTCCATGTTCTCCACAGAACAATGTAATCCACGTAGGTTCTACTTACTGGACTGCAGG